AAATGAACGGCTTGAAGAAATGGTTGGACTCGATACAACAATCGACTGGAAAAATACTGGAGATAACTCCTATGACGGTGAAAAACTTATGCTCCTTGTACACGATGAAGCAGGTAAATGGGAAAAGCCTGAAAACATTCTTAACAACTGGAGGGTTACGAAAACCACATTAAGATTAGGTAGTAGAGTAATTGGTAAATGCATGATGGGATCAACGAGCAACGCTCTTGATAAAGGTGGTAGAAACTATAAAAAATTATATGATGATTCAAACGTTATCAAAAGAAACCGCAATGGACAGACTAGCTCAGGATTATATAGCTTGTTCATACCTATGGAGTGGAACTACGAAGGATACATTGATACTTATGGATACCCTGTCTTTGAAACTCCAAAATCCGCAGTTGATGGCATCGATGGCCAAAAGATTGAAATTGGCGTCATTGAACACTGGGAGAATGAAGTAGATGGCCTTAAAGATGATCCTGATGGGCTTAATGAATTATATAGACAGTTTCCACGTACTGAAAAACATGCTTTCAGAGATGAAACAAAACAATCTTTATTTAATCTAACTAAAATATATGAACAAATAGATTATAATGAAAATTTAAAAAATTCTGGAGTAGTGACTCAAGGTAATTTTCAGTGGACAGACGGTATTAAAGATACAAGTGTAATTTTTGTACCAAGCAAACAAGGTAGATTTATGGTCTCTTGGGTTCCAAATACAACACATCAAAATAGGGTATTAATAAAAAACGGTAGAAAATATCCTGGAAATGAACACATGGGAGCTTTTGGCTGTGATAGCTATGATATATCAGGAACAGTGGATGGTAGAGGATCAAAAGGAGCATTGCATGGTTTAACTAAATTTAGTATGGAAAACGCTCCATCAAATTTATTTTTTTTAGAATATATAGCTAGACCACAAACTGCCGAGATATTTTTTGAAGATGTTCTTATGGCTTGTCATTTTTATGGTATGCCAATATTAGCTGAAAACAACAAACCAAGACTTTTGTATCATTTTAAAAGAAGAGGTTATAGAGGTTTTGCAATGAACAGGCCAGACAAAACAATACATAAATTATCTGTAACAGAAAAAGAAATAGGTGGTATACCAAATTCAAGTCAAGATATAAAACAGGCACACGCTGCTGCTATTGAAGCATATATAGAAATGTTTGTAGGTTACAACGAAGAGCAGTATGGAACTATGTATTTTCAAAGAACTTTAGAAGATTGGGCTGCTTTTAATATAAATGATAGAACCAAACACGATGCATCAATAAGCTCTGGGTTAGCTATCATGGCTTGTAATAAAAATAAATATAGACCTGTTGCTGATGTTATAAAAGAACCTGTTAGTTTAACATTTTCTAAATATGACAATAGAGGCGGCACATCAAAAATAATTAATAGATGAAATTAAACACTGGTATTAATAGTGCGTTTCCTAGTCAGATGGTATCTGAAGAGGAAAAGAAATCTTTAGAATATGGCTTATTAGTTGGACAAGCTATTGAATACGAATGGTTTAGAGGAGGTAGAGTTAACGGAAGCAGATGGAATACAGGTTATCAAAATTTTCATAACTTAAGATTATACGCTAGAGGTGAGCAGAGTGTTCAAAAATATAAAGATGAATTATCTATTAATGGTGATTTGTCTTATTTAAATTTAGACTGGAAACCTGTACCTATTATACCTAAGTTTGTGGATATAGTCGTAAATGGTATTGCTGCTAAAGATTATGATTTAAAAGCTTATGCTCAAGATCCTTTTTCATTAAAACAAAGAACTGATTATGTAGGTGGTATATATAGAGATATGATGGCTCAAGATTATTTAAATGAAATTGAGCAGACTACAGGTATGAATTTATATAATTCTGATAAAAAAACTTTACCACAGTCAAAAGAAGAATTAGAAATACATATGCAATTAAACTACAAACAATCTGTAGAAATTGCTGAAGAAGAAGCTATAAACAATACATTAGCATTCAATAAATACCAATTAACAAATAAAAGAGTTATAGAAGATGTGGTTACAATTGGTATCGGTGCGGTTAAAACTACTTTTAATAAATCAGAAGGTGTTGTAGTTGATTATGTAGATCCTGCTAATTTAGTTTATTCGTACACTAATGATCCTAATTTTGAAAACATATACTATGTTGGAGAAATAAAATCAATGACTTTAGCTGAAATAAAGAAAAAGTTTCCATATATTACTGATGAAGAAATGGAAAAAATGGTAAAATACCCTGGTCGCGATGGCTATATAGCTAACCCTAATTATGATAACGATTTAGTTCAAATATTATTTTTTGAATATAAAACATTTATTGATCAAGTTTTTAAAATTAAAAAAACAGATTCTGGTTTAGAAAAAACATTAGAAAAACCTGATACATTTAATCCTCCAAAAAGTGATAACTTTGATAGAGTTTCTAGGTCAATAGAAGTTTTGTTTAGTGGAGCAAAAGTAATGGGTGTTCCACAAATGTTAGAGTGGAAGCTTGCTGAAAATATGACTAGGCCTAATAGTGATTTAACTAAAGTAAAAATGAATTATGTCATATGTGCACCTAATTTATATCAAGGTCGTATTGAATCTTTAGTTAGCAGATGTACAAGTTTTGCTGATATGATACAATTAACATCATTAAAACTACAACAAGTAATTCAACGTATGGTTCCAGATGGCGTGTTTGTAGATGTTGATGGTCTTGCTGAGGTTGATCTAGGTAATGGTACTAATTATAATCCACAAGAAGCTTTAAACATGTATTTTCAAACTGGTAGTATAGTTGGTAGAAGTTTAACACAAGATGGTGACCCTAACAGAGGTAAAGTACCTATACAAGAATTACAAACATCTAGTTCTAATGGAAAAATACAATCATTAATAAATACTTATCAATATTATTTACAAATGATAAGAGATGTAACGGGTTTAAATGAAGCAAGAGATGGCAGTTTACCAGACAAAAATGCTTTAGTCGGATTGCAAAAAATGGCTGCTAATGCTTCAAATATAGCTACTAAACATATATTAGATGCAAGTTTATATTTAACATTAAGGGCTTGTGAAAATATTTCATTAAGACTTGCTGATGCTTTAGAATTTGATTTAACTAAACAAGCGTTAATGCAAAGTATTTCGTTAACTAATACACAAAATTTAGAGGAATTAAAAAATCTTCATTTATATGATTTTGGTATTTACTTAGAACTTGAACCTGATGATGAAGAAAAAGCTATACTAGAGCAAAATATACAAGTAGCTTTGCAAGCAGGTCAAATATATCTTGAAGACGCTATTGATATTAGAGAAGTTAAAAATATACAATTAGCTAATCAAATATTAAAATATAGAAGAATACAGAAACAAAAGCAAGATCAAGCCGCTCAACAACAACAAATACAAGCTCAATCACAAGCTAATATGCAAGCTTCTGAACAGGCTGCTTTAAATGAAGTACAAAAACAAGAGGCTTTGGCTAATACCGAAATACAAATAGAACAAGCAAAATCTCAATTTGAAATACAAAGAATGGAACAAGAAGCTTTAATTAAAAAACAATTAATGGCTGAAGAGTTTCAATACCAACTTCAATTAGCTCAACAAAAAAATGCTAGAGTAAGTGAAAAAGAACAATTTATAGAAGATCGTAAAGACAAAAGAACAAAAATACAAGCAACACAACAATCAAAAATGATTGAACAACGTCAAAATGATTTATTACCCACAGATTTTGAATCTGCTGGAAACGATAATTTAGGCGGATTTGGTTTAGAGCAGTTTACACCGCAATAAACTTATTTATTAATTTTTATTATATTATATTATGTCAGAACAAGTAAAAGAAGAAGGCACGTTTAAAATTAAACGTAAGCCAAAACAATTAGTAAAAGACGATATTATTAAAGTCGATTTATCAAAACCTAAAACAGAAGAAAAAGATGCCATTCAAGTCGGAGAAACAAAAAAGGTGGATGTGGAAGAACAAACCGGATCTAGCCCTAGAGTGGACGAACAAGTATCAGAGCCCAAAGAAGTTTCTGAAACTAAAGAAGAAACCCCTATAATACAAGAAATTATAGAAGAAGAAAAGCTTATTGAAAAAAAGGTTGAAGAAGAAATTGTAGAATTAGGTGAAAAAATAGAAGAAAAAGTTATTGCTCCAACACCTGAAGAGGCAAGGGAAGTAGCTAAACTACCAGAAAACATCGAAAAAGTCGTAGACTTTATGAAACAAACTGGTGGAACGTTAGAAGATTATGTAAGATTAAATGCAGATTA